ATGGCCACCGCCGCCTGCTGCATCGCGGGCAGGAGCCGCTCCATCTCGGTGGCCGATTGCTGTTGCAGCGTCACGATCTGCTGGCGTGCCTGCGCTTCGGTCAGCAATCCGGCCTGCTGCTGGATGCCGATGGCCTCCTGCGCATTGCGCAGACGCTCGGTGACTTGCCGCCATTGGGCTTCCAGCGCGGCGAGGTTGGCCTGCGCTGCTTTCACGTCGATCAGCCGATCCACCAGCGACACGCCGTCAGCATCACTTTCCGCCGCCAGCCGTGCCCGCAGATCGCGGTAGCTGCGCGCAATCGCCGCCTGCCGGTCGGCATCCGTCGCCGTGCCGGTGATCTGCGCCAGTTCCCCACGCGCCTGCGCTAAGGCATCGGCCAGCTCGCGCTCGGCCTGCGCCGCCTTGCGGGCATTGGCCTGCTCGATGTCGGCGCGGCGGTTGTTGAGGACGATCAGTTCGGCTTCGACCTTGGCCACTTCGGCTTTAGCTTTGAGGCGCTCGTTCTCGCTCTTGCCGCCGCTGGCCATCTGTTGGCTGCGCGCCAATTCCTGCTGCTTGCGCGCAATCTCGGCATCGATTTCGCGCTGCTCCAGCGCGGTTTTCTGCGCGTAGTAGTCGCGCACCGACACCAGACGATCTTCCAGCGCCGCATCCAGCGCGGTCTGCTCGCGTTGCAGGTTGTCCTTGAGCAAGGCGAGTTCCGCATCCATCCGTGCTTTCAGCAGCGCGGTTTGCGCACCCGACGTGTCCTGCGCGGGCTTGGGCCGCACCATGCGCGCCAGCAGCGACGGATCGGCCTGAATCTGCGGCGCTTTGACCTCGATGGGCTTGGGATCGAACAGGCTGTCACGGAACTCGGCCAGTTCGTCGAGGCGTTTGATCAGGCTGCCCTTGAGGTCGGCGATGATGGCCTTGGCCCCGGCGGTGTTGCCCTTGAGGGCTTCGACCGCTGCCGCCACGCCCGCGCCGATGGCATCACCCAAGGCGACGAAGGCCTTGCCGACGGTGGCCGCGCCCAGCGCCAGGGTTTTGAGCACCAGCACCACGCCATCCAGAATCGCCCGCAGCGTGCCGCCTTCCTTGGCCGACTCGACCATGCCCAGCGCCATCTCGTTGAGCGCGGGCAGAAAGGCCGTCATCATCTGCGTGCCGATACTGGTGGTGGCCAGTTTCACCTTGTCCAGGGCATCGTTGAACACCTCGGCCTGCGCAGCGGATTCGCCGCTCATCTCGATGCCGAGCGAGCGCAGCTCGTCGGTGAGTTCGTTGATGCCGTCGCGCCCCTGATTCAGGAACGGAATCAGCTCGGCACCGGCCTTGCCGAAGATCTGCACCGCCAGCGCCGATTTCTCCGCGCCATCAGGCATGGCTTTGAAGCGCTCGGCCAAATCCAGCAATACGGCATCGGTGCCGCGCAGTGTGCCGTCCTGGTTTTTGAACTCGACGCCCACTGTCTTGAAGGTACGCGCTGCATCCTCGCCACCGGTGGCGGCATCGACCATCGTCGTGGAGAGCTTGCGCAGACCCTTCTCGAAGGCTTCGCTCGACACTCCCGCCTGTTGGGCAGCAGGGTTCCACAGCGACAGCGTTTCCACGCTGATGCCCACGCGCTGCGACATCTTGGATAGCTCGTCTCCGGCATCGATGCTGGACTTGACCAGCGCGACCATGCCCGCCGCCGTCACTGCCAGTCCCAGATTGCCGAGCACACCGTTGACGCTTTGTGCAGCCGAGGCCAGCCCGGACAAACCGCCCTTGACAGCATTGAAAGCCGCTTGGGTCTGGTTGACGGCGGTGATGAGGATTTGCGCGCGGTTGCTTGCCATCAGAGTTTGTCCAGTTCCTGTCGAATCGCCCGCGCCAAGGTAGGCAGTGCGCGTTGCACGCTGCCGTCCAGATCGAGGCGGCGCTTGAGATCGACGCGCTTGACCAGCACGGCAATCGGCACTTCCTGCCCGCGTTTGATTTGCTTGCTGCCCGTGCGCGTGCGCTCGGCACGCTTGAAGCGGGTGAGCTGGCTGCTGTTCTCGGAGATGTTTTCTGCCATCAAGAGCACGCGACCGTCTTTCTCGATGAAGAAGGCATTGCCCGAGCGCATCAGGCCGTCGATCACTGCCTTGAAGCGCTTGGGGCCAATGCGGCCCGGCAAGAGCGGAATCAGCAAATTTCCGCTGACCGTGCCGCCGCGTTGGTGGATACCCAGCCACGGAATCTTGCTGCCCACCCACAGCGCGGGCAGCTCATTGGGCTTCTTGTCGAACAGCTTGGTGCTCATCGAAGACGCGAAACTCGCGCGCTTGATCGTGAAGGCGCGACGCATCTCGGCCCGCGCCGCTTCGCGCACCTCACGCCCGCCGCCTTGCATCCCTTTGGCCACCGCCGCCCGGATGGCGCGCTGGCGCTCGAGACTCCACGCCGACAACTGGCGCGGATCGAGCAAGCCGGAGGTGGTGAGCGTCAGGCGCATGGCCTCACTCCTTCGAGAGATCGCGTTGCAGTTGTTCGATGGAACACTTCTCGCCCTGTGCGGCGACGGCGACCACGCCGACGAGTTGCGCCAGACGCTGGCGTTCCAATTCCCCTTCGATGCGCAGAAAGGCCAAGGCCTGCGGCACGCTGTAACCGAGCACGGCGTGCAGGTCGTGCCCGGCGTGGATCAGGCGGGCGACGGCGCTGTCCCAAGCGTGCGGATCAGCGGAGCCAGCTGATCTGCCGAGCGGGCGATGCCCGGCACCACCCGGCGCACGAAAAAATCCGCATTCACCTCGAACACGGCGGCGGCCAGTTGCACGGCGTCGTCCAGCGACAGGTCGTCGATCCACGCCCGCTCGCGCCGGGTGGTGAGCGCGAGCAGTTCCAGCACGCCGTTGCCGTGGCGGGCCAGCAAGTCCAGCCAGTCGGGTTCGGCGCTGATGGCTTCGGCAAAAGGCTGCGCCACGGCCAGGAGGCGTGGCAGCTCGCCCAGACGCACGGGCGTCAATTCCAGTGCGCCGCAGGCAAGCTGCACCACCACCGGCGCAGGCGGAAAGGTTTGGAAATCGGTCATCGTCGCCATCTCCGCGCGGGTCGTCACAGCAGCACCAGACGACCGAACTGGCCGAGATCGCCGCCGACCGGCTTGGTGAGGTCGGCCAGCACCTGACCCGACAGCTCGAACTTCAGCAGCTCATCCGTGATGATCGACAGCTCCTTGGCCGGGTTGATGGCCACGCGGTACAGATCGATCACCACCTCGCGGTTGCCGTCGGCGGTGTTCAAGCCTTCGAAGCGAATCCAGCGCTCGGGCAGCGGCTGGGTGAACATCGCCGTGCTCTGCGCCGCGCCGTAGGCGTAATCGACCGTGAAAGGTTCGGTGTACGGGCCGCCAGTGGTGGCATCCAGAATCACCAGCGAGCCGTGCTTGGCGTTGATGCTGTACTGGGTGTCAGGCAGCAGGTTGGCATCCGAATCCTGAATCTGGACGGCGGAGACGTTTTGCAGCGCCAGCGGATACAGGCTGCCGGGTGTCACCGGGTTGGGCAGCAGCTCGCCGGTGACCGTGCCGGGCGTGATGCTGGTCGTGGTGCCGTAGAGCGCGAGCGCCAGATTGGTGGCGATCAGCTCTTCCAGCGTGCAGGCGAATTCGCCTTTCTTGGTCTTGATCAGCTGCAGATCAGTCAGGCGCTGGCCCGACTGCGCTTCCTGATGCTCGATGGTGTCCACCGACAGCGACACCTTCAGCTCGGGCACGTTGCCGACGAAGGTCAGTCCGGCCGGGTTGCCGAATTCATCGCGCGCGCCGATGTAGACGCGGCCTTGTCCAGAAAAGTAAGCCATGGTCAGTCTCCTTGGGCGGCTGCAGTTGTGGGAACGCCGGACGTGGCATCGCGGCGATTGGGTTTGTTGTCAGCGGCAGGGGCAGCCGTTTTGGCCACGCCCTGTGCGATCAGCCAGCGGGCGCTGGCGTCGTTGATTTCGAGTCGGTCGCCCACGGTGTGGCGTTTGCCCGCGTGGGTGTGCGGTTTGATCAGTTCGATGTGCATGGAAAGTTCATCCTGTTTGGGTGAGGTCGAGAGCGTGGGTGCGGTAGCGGACTTCGTAGCGGGCGGGCAGCAGGACGGCTCCGGCATCGGCGTCGTCGACGTCCCACTCGCAGTCGATCTCGCGCACGGCAATCGCCAGCCCGGAGAGATTCGGGTCGGCCAGCAAGGCCGCGTGCGCCGCCACCAGCGCCCGGTCGGCGATGTCGAAGGCATCCGTTCCACGCGCCACCACGGCGAGCCGGACGATCAACAGCCGGTCGACGAGGTGGTTGGCGTGGGCGGTGATGCTGTCGCCGTCGACAAACAGCAGCAGCGCGGGACTGGCCTCGCGGGTGACCGGAACGGCAGGCATGCGCAGCACCGGGATCGGTGCAATGGCGGATGACAGGCGCGCGACCACTTCCCGCAAGACGCGCTCGCGGACAGAGTTCATGACGGTCACCTCAAAGTTGGGAGACGAGTTTGGTCAATGCAGCGCGACGCTCGGTGCCGTCGCCGATGGCGCGCACGTCGCGCACCTGATAGGCCGCGCCCGCAATCTCGACGGTGTCGCCAGCGGCCAGCGTCAGCCACGCCGCCGGATAATCGAGCTGGTAGTCGCGTGACAGCGCGAAACCATCGAGCACGGTTTCATCCGGCGCACGAAAGCCGCAATGCACCACCGAACCGCCCGCCACCGTTACGGCGGTGAGCAGCCCGGCGTTGCGCGCGGCCTCATAGAGCGTCGTGACGTCCATCAGGCCGAGGTCAGCTTGATCAGCACGCCGGGGCGGTGGCACATCGGCAGCGGGTTCGATTGCGTATGCAGATCGGTGCCCCGGTCGAACTTGCGCGGCTCCTGCTTGGCGTACAGCGGCTGACCCAACGTGTTCACCGTTTCGTTGAAGTCCGCCGGTGCAAAGTAGGTGGCGAAGGTGTCCACCGTGCCCAGCGGGAAAGCGTGGGCTTCCCCGGCGGCGATGAAGCGGCGCGTACCCAGCGTGCCGTCGGCCTGCACGTAGGAAGCCTGACCCCGGTACTCCTCGAAGGTGATGCCGCTGTAGTTGAAGCCTGCGCGCATGTCGTTGATCAATACCGCGCCTTGCTGCCAGTTCTGGTAGGCGGTCTTGACCTCCTTGTGGGTGGTCAGTGCGCGGAAGAACTCCGGCGAGCACAGCACATGGATGCCGGTGGAGAACTCGCCCGCAAGACCCACTTCCATCAGGCCCAGCAATTCCAGGCAGGCGCTTTTGAGCTGGCCGTTGTCGGTGGCGGTGGAGAACTCGAAGGGCACGCTCTGCGCGCTGATGTCGAACTCGTCGAACAGATCGACCAGTGTGCTGCCGTCGGCGTCGAGGATTTCGCCCTTGAGCGCGCCCATGCGCAGGTGCTCCAGGGTGATGGCGTGCTTGTTGCGCATCGTCTCCAGATGACGCGCCATCACGCCGCCGATGGCTTCCATCTCGGTTTCCGAGCCGAAGGCGCGCAGGCCTTGCACTTCTTCCGGCAGCACCACGTCGTCGTGCGGGATGTGCGGGATCACGAAGGAACGCAGCTTGCGCTGGCCACGCTCGCCCACGGTGCCGGGCGAACCGGGCGCACGCGTCGGCAGCAGGTTCAGGCGTCCGGCGAACTCCTCGACGAGGATCTGTCGGGTACGCACAGGCCGGGCTGGAAACAGGTCGAGTTGTTCCAGCCGCCCATAACGGTTGGGCAGCAGGTTGATGGCGGCGGTGAGACTGGCCATCGAGAAGCCGGGGTTTTCAAAGGGGTTTTGCATTTGGGTTCTCCAGAAATGACGAAACCCGCCAGCGGCGGGTCATCGGGGGAGTGAAACGAAGGGAATGCGATCAGGCGCTGTCGCGTACCAGCACGCCGAGGAAGGTCAGATGCGCTTCGGCAGAGGCCTTTTGCGTGGGCGTGATGCCGGTCGGCCAGATGAGCGCGCCGCGCGCGACGATGGCGTGGCGGGCGATCAGGATCGCGTCGTCGCGGTCGATCAGCGTGGCGTCCACGTCGTTACCGAGCACACCGATGGCGATTTCGCTGCCATCCGATGCACCGGGATCGAAAGCCTTGAGCTTGGCCGTGGTGGTATCGCGGCCCACCACGGTGCCGAGGGCGAGGTTCTGCGCGGCGGCGACGGTGTTGGTTTCACGCGAGTAGAGATTCGGCGCTTCGTACTTGAGCACGTCACCGAGGTTCTTGGGCTGGGCAATGGCAGTCATGGCTTACTCCTTGTGAGCGAGTTTCTTGGCGGCGGCCACCACCGGGCTGTGCTCGGGACGCAGCGACGTCCCGGCGTCGGCGGTGATGCGCGAGGCAATTTCGGGCTGCTCGGCACGGGCGTCGAGCAAGGCGCGGCGCACCTGCGCTTCGGACAGGCCAGCGGAGAGGAATTCCGCCGTGCGTTGCGGTGTCCCTGCGATCAGGCAGAGTTCGGCAATGGCCTGTGCCTGGCCGATGCCGCTGGCACGCGCTTGGGCCAGTGCGGCACTGGCGGCAGGCGTCGGTTGTGGATCGCTTGCGGGTTGCTGCGGCTCGTCCTGCGGGGCGGGATCGATGGGGTCGAGCGTATCGTCGTGGTGTGGATCGTGTTGCGGGTCGTGGTCGGTGGTCATGGGGTTCTCCAGGGTGAAGGAACGGGTTCGGGACAGGGCTGTGGATGGCAGGCTCGACGGCGAGGCGCGCGCCAGCCCCGGCTGTACCAAGCGGCGTTGCGATGCCAGCGCATCGGCAAATTCGGTGAGCACCTGATCGAGCGGCAGCACCGCATCGGCAAGGCCCGCCGCCACCGCCTGATCGCCGTGGAACACAGCGGCTTCGGTGGCGCGCACGGCGTCTGCATCGAGGCCGCGCATCGTGGCGACTTGATGTACGAACAGGTCGTAGAGCCGATCCACTTCGGTTTGCAGCACCGTGCTGGCCTGCGGACTCAAGGGCTCGTGTGGCGAGAAGTCGTTCTTGTGGCCACCGGCGTAGATAGCGGAGTAGGCAATGCCGTCCTTGGCATCTTTCACCGACTGGTCGACGTGCAGCGCGATCACGCCAATCGAGCCGACGCCGCCGGTTTGCGACAGCGTCAGGCGCTGGCAGGCAGCGGCGATGGCATAGGCCGCCGAGTACGCGGCATCGTTGGCGTGCGCCCAGATCGGCTTGATGGCGCTGGCGGCGCGGATGCGCTGCGCCAGCTCGAATACGCCACCGGCCTCGCCGCCGGGCGAGTCCAGATCGAGCAGGATGCCGCCGATCTGTGGGTCAGCCAGCGCGGCATCCAGCCGGTCGTCGATCTCGTCGTAGGACATGAGGCCAGACGCGGCCTCGATGCCCATTGCCCGTTTGACCAGCGTGCCGACCACCGGGATCACGGCGATGCCCGTCTGCGCTGAGGGAACTGACTGGCGTGGCGCAGGCAGCGCCATGTCCAGATCGGGAAGGCTCTGGGGGGGCAGGCCAATGCGCGAACCCAGCACCGACAGGATCACGTCGAGTTTGGGGCGCGCGATGAGCAGCGGCGTGCCGTAGAGGCGCGACGCCAGATGGATGAGGGTCATATCAATCGTCCTGTGGGTCTTGCGGTGGTGCGACGGGTTGCGTGCCCGCCGTTGCAATCGGTTGTTTGTCGTGGCGCGGGTCGGAATCGAACACCAGCCCGAGTTCGTCCGCACGCTGGTTGTCGGCGGCGATTTCGCGGTCGATGTCCTCGGCGTCGTAGCCGAAGGCCGAGATGGCTTCCGAGCGCGACAGCAGCCCTGCACGAATGGCCGTGAGCATCGCGTCGAATTCCTTTTTCGGATCGACCCACTGCCAGCCCTGCGGAATCCAGCGCGCCGACAGGTAGTCGCGCTTGTTCTGGTTGAACTGCGGCAATGCCAGCGCGCCTTCCAGCGCGGCCTGTTCCATCCACGCGCGCCAGATCGGGCGGCACAGTTGGTGCACGATCACGTTGTGCTGGATGGCTTCGCAGCGGCGACGAAACTCCAGCAGCCCCGCGCGGATCGACGAGTAATTCACCTGCGTCAGATCGCCGGTGAGCATCTCGTAGGTGATGCCCATCGCGGCGGCCACGGCGCGAAACTGCATGCGCAGGAATTCGGCGTAGCTCGCGCCGACGTCGGCGGGCTGGCTGAATTTCACATCCTCGCCCGGCTCCAAGATCTGCATCGTGCCGGGTTCCAGTCCCGCCATTGCCGCGCCATTGGCGTCCGCCAGCCCTTCGCCCATCAGGTTGTCCTCGGGTGAAAGGCGCGTGATGAAGCCCGCGAACATCGCGGCGGTTTTCTTGCGCACCAGTTCGGCATCGTCGTATTGGTCGAGTTCGTTGAGCTTGACCAGCGCGCGGGCGAGCCACGGTTCACCCCGGATCTGGCCGGGACGCAGCGGGCGGAACAGGTGGACGATCTCGCTGGCCGGAACACGCACGGTGTCGAGGCCGCCCACCCAGCCGCCGTTGCCGGACATCGGGGCCAGCGAACCGTCACCGGGATGCGAGCGGTACAGGTGGTAGGCCGCGCGCCGCCCAAGCCGGTCGAACTCGATGCCCGCGCGGATCACGTTGCCCGACGGCAGCTCCTGATTGAGCGTGGTCGGCAGGTGCTCCGGTTCGAGCAACTGCAATTGCAGCCCGACTGGCAGCCCATCCTCGGGGCGGCGGTAGCGCAGCCGAACCAGACACTCGCCGCCTTCCAGCATCGCCCGGCAGGCCAGCGCCTGCAGGCCGTAGAAGTCGGTCAGCTCCGCCGCATCGGCTTCCTCGCACCAGTCCCACCACAGGCTGTGGATGGCCTCGCGCAGCGTGTTGTCAGCCACCATCGATTGCGGCTTGATGCCGGTGCCGATGGCGTTCGAGACGAAGGCTTCCACGCCTGCCGCCGCCCAGGCATTGCGCCGCACCAGATCGCGGCTCTTGGCGCGCAGTTCGTTTTGCGTGAAGGCCAGCACCGCTACCGCGCCGGGATTGCCGACCTGCCACGCCAGCGAACGGCGGCCACCGCCGATGCCGTCGTAGATGGGCGTGCCGCCGAGCAGGCGCACGCCGACGCGGCGGCGCATCCGGTCAAACCACTGCATGTTCAGAACCCCTTGCCGGTGGTCACACGGATCTGGCGCGGCGCACCCGGCCACAGGCCCGTGGCGGCGGCCTGCTCGAACAGGTCGCGTTTGACCGCCTCGATGGCTGCCATGAGTTCATCCACGCTGCGGTACTCGACCGTCTTGTCGCCGAAGGTGACGCGCTTCTCGCCTTTGGCGAGCGCGGCTTCGAGCGCATTGAGTTGGGCTTGTGTGTAGGCCATCAGCGGTACACCGTGAGGTTGATTTCGTCGGCATCGGTCGCCGCCGTCGGGGACGCGCAGCTCACATCGAGCACCTGCGCGGTTTGGGTGTCGCCGCTGGCGCGGACGATGCCGAGGCGTTGCAGACCGAGAATGGTCGGCGTCTTGAGGGCGACGGCCATCCAGCTGTAATTGGCGTTGGGCATGGCGCTGGCGAAGGTCACGCGGTAGCGGCCCGTACCCAGCCGGGTGACGCTGGCGACGTTGTGCGCAGCGCGGATCACCACCTGATTGCTGACGTAACCGAAACACACCCACGCCTTGGCCACGCCCGGGTGGCTGGCGTCGATCTTGGTTTTGACCTCCAGCCCGATGCGGCTGGCCAAGGCGGTGATGCGGGTGGCGAGGCTCATCAGACCAGCGCGCCTTCGAACACGGCCACGAAGTCGGTATCGGTGTCACCCACGTCGCTGGCGGCCACCGCGCCGATGTTGTTGCGCGCCTGCGCCTGCTCGGGTGCGGTCAGCGTCTGCGCGGCATCGAAGCGCACGCGGTTGTTGACGGCGGCGAGCAGCGCATCCAGACCACTGGTGCCGTTTTGCAGCAGTTGCTGGATTTCCACCAGCGTGTCGTAGGCCGCGTCGGCACCACCGAGGATTTCGCTCTTGAGCGCATCGAGCAGCGCGACGATCTTGGACGACGAATAGGTGGTGGTCGTGGTGATCTGTGCGTCGTCGATGGCACCGGACGCGGCAACGGCGGCCTGCAACTCATTGATGGCCGCGACCAGATTCGACTTGTCGGTGGTGGTCAGGTTGGCGAGGTTGCCAGTTTTGGCGCGCACGTCGTTGAATTCCTGCGCGACGCGAATGACCAGCGATTCGATACGGGTGGTGAGGCTCATGATGGCTCCTTGGGACAGTGGGTGGTTCAGCCCAGCCAGCGGCTTTTGATGACGCGCCGACCGGGGTTGCGGTTGCCAGAAACGGCGAGGCCACCGCTTGGGGTGGCCTCGACAGGTGATTTGATTTGTGAATCCAGGGGTGGCGGACTGGCCATCCCCAGTTGTCGTTCCAGTTCGCGCCAGTGGCGCTCCTCGAAACGATCCAGCCCTGCGGCCACCGCAGCGGCGCGGGCATAGACGTAGCAGTCGAGCGCTTCGTTGCGCTCGCGCATCTTTTGCCATTCGCGCACCGGGAAGCCGTTGCGGTCGCGGCGGGTGATCAACTGCTCGGCGCAGAGCTGCTGGATGAACTCGGCATCGATCTTGGGCAGGTGGACGAAGCCTGCGGGGAACGTCGTGGTGACGCCGTCCTCGCCGACGTTGGCCGCCTTGCGCAGGTTGTTGTAGAACTCCAGCGTGGCGATGCCGACCGCGACCGTGAACACCTTGATGCCCCGGCGCAGCCGCTTGC